ATTGTTGCGTGTTCTAAGTCATCGCCAAGAATAGACCGCGAAGCCATGGAGTGGGCGGTGATTTATTCGGGGCATGCTTTCAATGGACTCGTTGAAGCCGTGGGCAAGCAAATGACCGGCTCAGAGTTTGGCGCACGGCGTCAAGCTATGCTCGAGGCAGTACTGGCAGCCGGTGAGCGGGGCATGACTGATAGAGAATTAAAGCGGCGATTTAAAAGGCTTAAGCCGAAAGAGCACGCCGAAGCGGTGCGGGCTCTGGTGGATGCTGGCGAGATTGCATTGGTTGAGATTGACCACCAGGGGGCAGGTCGAAAGCGTCAGGCTTTTGTGGCTGTAGAAGACGGGGCCGAATATGCCCATTAAAGATAAGACTTTGCGGGCGTGCGCTGGCTGTGACGCGGTGTGGCGTGGCGCCGTCTTCTGTCCGTTTTGTGATGAGCCGACCGGTGAGCCAATCGAAGAGACGCCTGCCGATGTTTATCTCGAGGTCATGCTGGCCCTTCTGCCGGATGATACCAGACACGATAACTGACGGCTTACACCGGTTTTCTCTTTTTTCGGTGTAGCGTTTAAGGCGTCGCGTTATCTGGCGTTATATTGATTTTGTCACATGGGTTTAATTGTTCCTGTTTCGGGGTGTTATTTATCCATGTGACAGTCGGGCACCCTGGCGACAAACTACCCATAGAAACCAAATCGTAAAGGAGCGCACACCATGAAGCAGAGTAAGAGAATAAGAACCGCAGAGGCGGCCGAGTACACTGGACTAGCAAAGACAACACTCGAAAAGCTGAGATTCACCGGGGGCGGGCCGGTGTATATGAGGCTTGGTGGCGCCGTTGTTTATGACACCGATGATATAGACTTATGGCTCAAGAGAAATCGCGTTGACCCGTCGAAAGATGCAAAGAAACGGCGTGACCCGTAACCTGGAAACTGATAGAATTGCAGTGGCCCTGAAAATTGGGCAACGTCCCAAAAAATCCCTGAATTATAATTATGGCACAATTCGTCACCGCCCTGGTGACATATTGATTTTAACGATTTCAAGCACTTAACCCAATTAATGTATTTCGCACCGACCCCCTACCCCCCTGCTATTTCGTATGGCAACGTAGGGCAGTTTGTAAAGTAAGGGGGTGCCCCGGTGCGAAATGACATAATTAGGTATCAATGTAATAGAGTATATAAAATATATAATAATAACAGTTATGTTGGGGTTTCTTTGTTGAAAAAAAATACGTCACCAGAGCGGTGACAGATTGTGCCATATTTGCGCAGTGCGTCAAAGACAGGGGAGATATAGACCCGGTTATGGTCCTGTTTAACGCAGTGCAGAAAAAACGTACTTTTTGCCTCTTGGTTGTTGTTTTCTTGGTTTTGCTTATAATGCCAAACAGGGGGCACAATGGCAGAGCCAAAGAAGAAACGAATCAACACGAAGGCCAAGGGCACCCGGCTAGAGCATCGGACCATGAAGGTTCTAGAGGCGGCTGGATATAAATGTTGCCGCAGTGCGGCAAGCTTGGGCGAGTGGGATGTCATCGCCGTTGGGCCTACAAATGTTCGACTCGTTCAAGTGAAGGCCAACCGGCGCCCCGGCTCTGTTGAGATGGAAACGCTCCATTCTTTTGTGGCGCCGGACAATTGCAGCCGCGAGGTGTGGGTGTGGAAGGACCGAGCCCGTCAACCGATCATTGAGATTCTTTAGATGGCAGCTAAGAAGAAGACGACCAAGAAGAAGGCGGCAAAGAAACGAGGCCGCAAGGGCGGTATTCAATTTCTGACCCCCGACAAACAGAAGCGTTTTTTTCAAGCAATCAACAATAACTGTACAATTCGGGCAGCTTGCGCACTGGCAGGCATGGCCCCGGCGACCTTTCACAAGTACCAAGAGCAGTACAGAGAAGGCACGGCTGACCCAAAAATTACAGAATTTATGGAGAAGATAGAGCAGCAGCGGGCCGAAGCTCAGCAGCGTCTTCTGGGATACGTGGAACGAGACGCTGCAGCCGATGGCGGGCATAAGCCTGCGCAGTGGATTCTTGAGAGGCGCCACGACATGATAACGACCGTTAAGCAGGAGATAAGTGGACCGGATGGGGGACCAATTAAGCATGAAGTCACCGACGCCAAAGAGCGGCTCTTGGCTAAGCTGGCTGGCCTCGCTGCCAGAATCGAGCAGGACGACGTTTCTTGAATCGCTAGATGCGGAAGAAATGGCGGCGCTTGAAGATAGCTGGCTATTCACAGCCAGAGCTGAACAACTGCCGCCAGATGGGGATTGGAAAACATGGCTCATAATGTCAGGCCGTGGGTGGGGAAAAACGGCAACAGGGGCAAATTGGTGCCACATGGTAGCCATGACTCAGCCCGGCAGCCGGATTGCTATTTTATGCAGAACCGCTAGCGATTGCCGAGATGTAGCCGTGTGTGGCCCCGCTGGGATATTGGCGTACAGTGGCGCCGACCGGCCAGAGTACGAGCCCAGCAAGCGCCTGCTTACATGGCCGAATGGCTCAGTGGCTCAGACGTATTCGAGCGAGAAGAGCGACCAGCTAAGAGGGCCGCAATTTTCAGCTGCGTGGGTTGATGAGCTTGCGGCGCATAAAAGCTGGGATGCGTGGGATCAGCTTCAGTTTGGGCTGCGTCTAGGGTCAAATCCAAGGTGTGTGGTGACCACAACCCCCCGCCCTATGATGAGGCTCAAAAAACTGGCCGAGCACCCACGAACCCATTTGACCCGTGGCGGCACAATGGATAACCGGCAGAACTTGAGCCGCGACTTTATCAGGGCAATTCATGACCGCTACGGGAACTCGACCCTGGGGCGCCAAGAGCTTGAAGGCGAGCTACTCAGCCAACTGCCTGGTGCGCTCTTTATGCGCAGCGATATAGAAAAGCACCGAGTCAAAGAGGCGCCGACCCTGCGCCGCATCGTCGTAGCAGTTGACCCGGCGGTGACAAGCTCAGACGAAGCAGACGAATCGGGAATTGTTGTCGCAGGTCTGGGCGATAACGGGCATATGTTTATTCTCGATGACATCAGCATGCGAGGCACACCGGATGCAGTGTGTAGGCGAGCGCTTGAGGCGTATCATTTTCATAAAGCCGACTGCGTTGTCTTCGAGTCAAACCAGGGCGGCGAGACCTGGAAGAGTATCACCGCGCAGCTCGACAGAACCGCAGCGGTCAAACTTGTACACGCATCTCGAGGGAAACACGCGCGCGCGGAGCCTATCGCCAGCCGGACGGAACAGGGAAAAATTCATTTTTGCGGAATCTGGCCAGAGCTTGAAGACCAGCTGACGAACTACGTGCCAGGGCTCAGCAGAAAATCACCCGATAGACTAGACGCTTTTGTGTGGGCCTGCACTGAGCTGGACCTTTTGCCGAGCTTCGATATTTCAATAAATCCTGATGATGGCTTCGTGGCGAGTACGTGGATATGAAGGCAGAATTACGCAAAGCAAAAGCGCGGCGACGGTTCGCACCCGTAGGCAGAACGCGGCGCGGACCTGGCGCCCGCAAAGCAGAGGCGCGAAGCAAGGCACTGGCCCCGAAAATCAAAGATATCTTCGACAGGTATTATAGGGTTCTAGTCGATGAAGAGATTAAGCGCGTTAAGGGCATCGTTTTGAAAAGCGCAGCCGACCGCGCACGATTCATCGAGCAGATGGCTACGCTTTTGACTATCAGCGGCATCAGAGAAATTGAAGACACAGGGAAAAAGGAAGACCCTGATTTCAAAGTTTCGCCGACGTTCTACCAGCAATACTTCAACGAGAAGAAGAACGAAGCAACGGCGCTGCTGACTAACGTTGATGAAGAATTCAAAAGCAAGATGCGTGAGTTTCTGGCCCAGTGGCTAACCGAAGACCCCGGCATAACACAGGCAGAGCTTGCGCGGCGGATTCGCTTTTCTTTTTATGCTGACGGGGCCGAGGTACTGGCACCGAACCAGAAGCCAAGCCGGGGAGTGCTCGAGCCTCTGGAACGGGGGCCACGCATTACCCGCGATGTATTCTCGCGGGCTTCTTTGATTGCTCGAACTGAAATGGGCAAGGCTCAGAACCGGGGCAACTTTGAAGCGCTTAAGGCGACCGGCAGAAAATACAAAATGTGGATGCCAGAGCGAAGCGACGGCGGCAGGGGCCACCAAGAGATGCGGGGCGTTATTGCTCCAATTGGTGAACCATTCGAGCTTCCCGATGGTACAGAAATGATGTTTCCAGGTGACCCAAGCGCACCGATCAGGCACGTTGCAAACTGCAGATGCGGAATCGCAACCCCTACCCCGTCACAGGTTCGAGCCTATGAACGCAAGATGGGAATAACTCCGAGCAAATTGACTGAGCTATAGTCAAAAAGGGATTGATAGAAATGGCAGAAGAAAAGAAGAACAAAGACGAAACGATGGACATCATCGGGGCCAGTGGCTTGAAACAGTACGGCGGCAGACTTTCAGAGGAATTTTTGCCTGACCTAAAAGGCGACAAAGCTGCCCGCATGTACAAAGAAATGTCGATGAATGAGCCGGTTATCACCGGCATACTTTACGCCATCAGAACGCTGGTTCGTCAGACCCGGTGGGAGATTCGCGAAGCTGACGACACGCCAGAAGCAAAAGCGGCGGCTGAATTTGTTTCTGAATGTCTCTTCGAGGATATGGAGCAAACTTGGTCTGACACGCTGAGCGAGATTCTGAGCTTTCTCACCTTCGGCTTCTCAGTCAACGAAATCACTTATAAGATTAGACGCGGACCGGCAGAAGAAGAGCGCCAGTTCAAATCTAAGTTTTCAGACAACCGCATAGGCTGGCGGGGCTTCCCTATTCGCTCGCAGGAATCTGTTGATAAGTGGGACATTGACGACAACGACGGCTCAATTCTTGGCGTCTATCAGCAGCCGCCGCCGAACTTCGATATGAGATACATCCCGCGAGACAAGTTTCTGCTGTTTCGAGCTGATGCCCACAAGAACAACCCAGAAGGGCGCAGCGTTTTGCGCGGGGCTTATATCTCATATTACTACAAAAAGAAGATTCAGACTTATGAGGGTATCGGCATAAGCCGAGACTTGGCAGGCTTGCCGGTCCTAGAAGTGCCGCTTCAGATTCTAAGCAGCAGCGCAAGCGCAGGAGAGAAGGCCGTTCTTGCTGCAATGAAGAACATGGTTCAAAGAATTTCTAGAGACGAGTACGAAGGTTTGGTTGTTCCCTCGGAAAACTTGGCATCGGGTGAGCCAAGCGGTTACAGGCTCAAGCTATTGAGCGCAGGCGGACGGCGTCCCATTGACGTCAACGAAATTATCAAGCGGTACGAGTCTCGAATTGCGATGAGCATGCTTGGCGAGTTTATCCTGTTAGGCTCTGAGTCGGTGGGCTCGTTTGCTTTGGCTGATTCAAAGACCAGCCTCTTCAGCCAAGCTCTTGGAACCTACCTAGACAGCATCAGCTCAGAGTTTAACAATCAGGCAATCCCTAAGCTGATGCGGCTAAATGGCTTTCAAGAAAAAGACTTCCCAACACTTGGCTATGACGACATCGAGACGCCAGCACTTGGCGAGTTAGCGGGGGCACTGTCCGGCCTTGTCGGATCTGGCATCTTGACACCGGACGACAAGCTAGAAGAGTTTGTTCGCGAGTATGCAAACCTTCCAGCGGTGGATTCGATGACAGCGCGGCAAGAAGAAGAAGACGCGGTTGCGATGGCTCAAGAATCTATGAAGGCTTACGGGGAAGGCGAATAAAATGAAGACGCATAATATAGCAGCACCAGAAGGCTTCCATTGGATGGAATACGAAGGCGGGCCGGTTCTCATGGTTGGCGACTACGCACCGCACGAAGGCGCGGCTGAATCCGTGGCTTTTGAAGTCATTGAAGAGCACGACCCCGACAGGCTGGCCAAGGGCGCGGAGTGGGATAAGATTTACAACGCGATTCTTGAGCGTACCGGAAACAAAGAGCTAGCAGCGGCAACAGCCACCGCTCGCACTGGTTCGCGATATGAGAAAGCTGACGACCCCAAGACGCCAGCCAAGCCGAGCGAGCGCAGGTCTGGCAGCGATGCAAACCCCGAAGGCTCAGCCGGAGGGCAGCGCGGCGGCATCAAGCTAAGCGAGGCAAACATCAAAGCGCTTGAGCGCTTGCGCGATGAACACAACGAAAAGGTAGGCGATGCAAAAACCAAGCGCGCAAACCTTGGAGCGCTGAAAGCGGTTTTTAGACGCGGGGCGGGTGCGTTCTCCACTAGCCACCGGCCAAGCGTCACAAGCCGCGACCAGTGGGCGCTGGGCAGAGTCAAAGCATTTTTGAAGCTGCTCAGCGCTGGCCGTCCAGCCAACCCAAAATACACCACCGACTATGACCTACTGCCAGAAGGTCACCCCAAAGCAGGCAAGAAAGAGAAAACAGAAAAGCGGCTTTTATTTGTAGTGAGCCAGCCAAGCAACCTTGACCGCGTGAGAAAATCGCAGCTTTGCGGAGTTGAGGGCCGAGTATTTAAAGAGCAATACTTAGAGCCGCTAGGGCTCGAGCGCGAAGATGTGGATGTTATCGACATGACCGAGCTGACCGAGCATCAAGAGGCTCAGCCGGTGGCAGTGATTGCACTTGGCAAGGCTGCCCGGCTTGCACTTGGCAGCGTGGCGGATTTTAGCCTGCCGCACCCGTGGAGCATTCGCAAAAGCGGAGACAAGCGCGGGGAGCTTGCGCGAAAATTCAAGCGCATCGGCCAGCTATTAGAAAAACAACAGAGCTATCAGCCACCGCTAGGCGTCCAAGACGCGGCGGCGCGTGGGCTGATGCTTAGGGCCAAACATGGGCGAGGCGGTACAGAGGTGGGAGTGGCGCGGGCTCGTGACCTAAAGAACGGGCGCCGCGTTTCTATTGATACAATCAAGCGTATGGTGAATTTTTTCACCCGTCACGCCAGGGACCTAGAGGCACCGGCCAACAAGAACCCCAAAGACAAAGACTACCCAGGGGCGGGATTGGTGGCGCATCTGCTCTGGGGCGGCAACCCAGGGCGGCGATGGGCTGAAAAGATTCTGCGACAATACGAGCGGGAACAGGCCAAGAAAGCCGTGAGCATTTACAAGGCAGACAAGGCCAAGCGCATCGTCTACGGTGTGGTTTTGGACCCGTATATTGTAGACGCGCATGATGACTACTTAAGCCCTAAAGAGATTGAAGAGACGGCGCACAATTTCATGATTTCAAGCCGCACCATTGGACTTGACCACAACGGCGCCACCGATGCGCAAGTAGTGGAATCATGGGTTGAAAAATACCCAAGCGATGAAGACTACAAGAAAGCGATAAGCGGCGAAGCTCACAAGGCGCACAAAAAACCGTTTGGTGATGACTTCGTTCATTCAGGTTCGTGGATTCTTGGCGTAAAGCTGAGCCCAGAGAACTGGGCAAAAGTCCAAGCCGGGGAGCTGAACGCTTTCAGCATTGGCGGCTTTGGAACCCGTGAGAATATAGAGGCAGCCGACATGCCGAAGGTTGAATTTATAAGTGGTTGACCGGATCTCGGTAATAAGCAATAATTCGAGCAGGTCGAGAATCTGACCTACCAGACCCGAGTCAGGGCTAAAACAATCAAAAAACAAAAGCGAGGCAGGCCATGGGCAAGCGTCGAATTACTGCGCTCAAAGACGTTAAGACTCTGGAAGTCTCTCTCGTTGAATCAGGCGCAAACATGAAAAAACGATTTCCAATCATGAAATCACGGAGCAACGCAATGGATGAAATCCTTGTTGAAGTGCTGAAAGCTGAGGGGCAGAGCGAAGCCGTCGAAAAGCTTGAAGGCCTTCTAAAGATGGAAATGCCAGACGACGCCAAGAAGGCAGTCATGGCAGCGATGAAACTTCTCGAAGCATATTCTGACATGATGCCGGTGGGCGAAGCTCTCGCAGCTTTGCGCAGCGCATCCGGCGAAGAAGAAGCCGAGCCCAAAGAGGCGATGGAAGAAGAAGCCGAAAAGATGGAAGAGGAAGAAGCCAAGAAGGAAGAATCAGACGAAGAGAAGCTGATGAAATCTTTGGGCGAACTCCCCGAAGCCGCCAAGGGCGCAATGGAAGCCATCTGGAAGCGAAGCGAAGAACTAGCCAAGAAGCTCGAGAGCCGAGAGAAAGAGCTGGGCGAAGAAATCGCAAAGCGTGCGCGGCGTGAGTATTTGGCAAAAGCTGAAAAAACGCTCTGCAACATCCCAGGCCACAGCCTAGAACAAGTTGTTGATTTGATGATTGACGTAAAGGCGCG